CACACGCGACCGAGAACGCCATCTTTGCCCATCACTTCGACGCGCATGCGGCCTTTGATGACTTTGCCTGTGACCTTGGTCGCCTTGGAGATTCGTCGGGCTGCTTCGTTGCCTGCCCAGCGGGTGACGCGAGAGACGGCGCTGCGCATCGCTGGCTCGATCTGTTTTTGCGTTGCTCCAAGGTCGCGCCCGATGCGGTCGAGTCCTTTGGCGTTGATGAAAATCATGTCACTCATGCGCGAGCGTGACGGTAGCGAGGCCGGTTCCGTCTGGCTGGATTTCCAAAACGGTGTAATTTTTGCCTTCGACCTTGCAGGCGGTTTCGCGGGGGATGCTGGCAACATCCGACTCCTTGCATTGAAAGCGCGGCTGCGTGCTGTCGAGGACTACCTCGCCCACGGCGCTGTCGAAAAAGGCGTTGTCGAAATAGCCGCGCACGATCCGGGTTCCGGTTGGCAGGGCAAACAGAATCTCGGTGTGATCGAGGCCGGAGAAAAAGACATCGAGGTTGCCGTAGGTCATCGGGCTGGGTGGATGCGGATGAAGTTTCGAGCGAGGGATTTTGGCCGGATTTTGCGCCAGACTCCATCGCCTGCCTCTGAGTCGCGTGTGCCAGAAAAGTTGGTGTTCCCTTCGACGGTGACGAGGTTCTTTCCATCGTCTTCAAGGACGATGCCGACATGCGAAAAATCAAAAGTTACGATGTCGCCCGGCTGGGCGGGGTCTTGGTCGGTGTAGATGCTCGTGGTGCGAGGGCGATCTTTTGCCCATTGGCGGAATCCGTAGGCCAGCGCGGTGCGGGGTTGCCATTGGGCGGGCGTGCGGGTGAGGCGCAGCCACTCTGGGACATCGTTTTCCTTCAGCCATTCCTGCACGCAAAATGAAACGAAAGCGGCGCACCATGGCCACGGGCCGGGCGGCAAGTCGGTGGCGCGTTGGTAGTCGCGTATCCGCTGGCCGCGATTGTTGCCGCCCTCTTCGCGGATTCCGATCTCGGCTTGGGCGATGGCGAGGAGTCGGTGGATCATTTTACTCGTAAGGGATCATTTCTTCTCTTTGCGGAAAATGTTGATGGCTCCGACGAGGGCCATGCCTGCTGCTGCGATGGCGTTGGCCTTGCTGGGTTCCAGCGTGATGCCTGCGGCAGAGATTACGAATACGAGGCCGCGCCATGTGGAGGCTTCGGCGAGGCGGGCGAGGATGTAGTCGAGTGCTTTCATTTGTCTTTGAGGCTGGGGATTTGTGGGTTGAACCAGTCGATTGTAACTGGCGGGAAGTAGCGGATGCCGACCTCCACGCGACCGAGGCTTCCCATTTTTTCGCCGCTTGGCGGCAGCGGGATGCTTGCGCAGGCGGGCAGGAGCAGGAGCGGCAGGAGTGCCAGCAGGCGCTTCATTTGGCTTTGAGGCTTTCCTCAATGCGCTTGGTTCTTTCATCGATGCGGGCGAGGGTTTCGCTGCGCTCGCTGGCGAGGCGTTCGATTGCTTGGAGGCGGATGTCTTGTTTTTCATTTTCATTTCTGACCTGGCGCATTTGCTCCGGGAGGACGATCCATCCGTTGAGCGATGAGAAGACCGTGGCGATGAGGGCGACTGCGGCGATGATTTCGGCCATGCTCATTTTGATCGCAGGGCGTCCGTCTTTTTCGTCGAGGCTCATTTTTTCTTCTTTGGCTCGGCGGCTGTTTCGACGAATGGCTTGGCGAGGCCGAGGGCGATGAGTTCGCGGGCGAAGGATGGCGAGACTTCGACATCACTGCCGACCGGGCAGGATTCGCCGGCAATCATCAGGCTTTGAAGGAGTGTGATTTTTTGAGGTTCCATAATCTGCGGTTCCTAACAAAAGCCTCCTCCGCGAATGCACACGGAGGAGGCGGTTGAGTTTTCAGCTATCGCTTACTTTTTGCCGTAAACGAAGGACTGGGCGCGGCGGACAGCGAAGTCCACATCTTGCATGCAGACGATGCGGAGACGGCCCTTGGTGCTGTTGCTGTATGGGTCCACGGTGATTTCGAGGCCACCCCAGAGGCCGATGATGAAGTCGGCGAAGTTGCCGAAGAACACATCGCCAGAGGTGATCTGGTTTGTGATCTCGGTGCGGTAGCCGTTCATCGTGCCGTTTTCCCAGATGGTTCCGCCATTGGTGGAGCCGGTTGGGAATTTGAGCGCGGTCTTGGCCATGCCGCGAGTGGATGGGTTGGCAACGAATGCCATGCTGGCGACATCGGTGTTTTGAGCACTGACGAGGCTTTCCATTGCCACGAGTTCCGCGAAGGTTGGCTGCACTGCGACGAATGCCTGAGAGAGCACGCCTGCGGCGGATTTGATTCCGGTCGGGGCGTTGCTCAGTCCTGTGCCGTAGAAGGCTGCCGAGTCGATGGTGAGCGCGAGGCCTTGGGCGAGGTCGTTGCGAAGCAGGGCTTCGACGGACAGCGAGGGCTGCATCAACATGCGGCGAGTGATTTCGCCGTAGTTTGCAACCGTGCGAGGACGGAGCGAGACGAGTCCGAAATCGATGTCGGATTTTGTCGCATCGTCGTCTTCGCCGAGCCAGTAGCCTGTGCCGAATGTGGTCTGTTTGGGCATGTCTACATTGCCGACGAGGCCAGCCAGCTCGGTGCCGAGGTTCATTATGACCGCTTTGTTGCGGAGGACATCGATGAACGAGGAGGCGAGCAGGGTGGTCTGCACGGTGTTGTTGCCTGTGCCGGTGTAGCCAGCGGCGGCTTTGCCCGACACGGTGTTGGTGCCGCGTTGGCCGTAGCCTGCGGTGAGGACATCAACGGGAATCATTGTGCCTTTGACGTTGCGGTGGCCTACTTGTCCGGCGGCTGCTTCGCAAGCTTCCAACTCGAAAGCGGCGTCTTGACGGGCTTTTTTGTCGGTAGGCTCGGCGGCGAGGGCGCGGATGAGCTTTACGAATGAGAAGCTACCAGCTTCACGCTCGTTGAGTCCGATTGGTGCGTTGCCTTCGCGGACTTGGGCGCTGCGCTTGTCTTTCTCGGCAAGGGCGGCGGCTTGGAAGTCCACCAGGTTGCCACCGTCACGCACGATTTGTGCGGCGAGTGCTGGCATTCCGTATTTGTCACCTGCTTCGAGGATCGAGCGGGTGCGGTCTTGCTCGCTTTTCACAGCGGCGTTGCGCTCGGCGACGATGTTGATCTCCGGGGCCGCCGGTGCGGGCGCTTGTGGCGCGGGTGCGATTGTGTTTTCCATTTTTGGTTGGGTGATTGTGCCGAGGCTGATCGCCTCTGGCGGGTTAAGGCTGCGACCCACTCCGACAGAGGTGTCGGCTGGGATGGTGACGATGCTGATCTCGTAGGGTTCCCACCGCGTGACGGTGTAGACATCGAGCGCTTCGCGTTCTTCGGTCAACTTGACTTCGCGGATGCGGTAGCCGACTGAGACCTTCGTGAGGATTCCGTCCTGCACATCTTGCCACGCTTCTTCGGCGCATTCGGATTTGCCGAAGCGCACCAGCGCACGGCCCATCCCGTCTGCATCGATGCGGGCGGTCTCGACGACTCCGAGCACTTCGGATGCGTCATGGTTGAACAAAAGGTTTGCGCGGTCGTTGAGCCGCGAGAGGTCGCAGGCTTCTGGCGAGTGATCGAGGATTTCGACCATTCCAGGGAATCGTTCGATTTCCGCGTTGCTGGAAAAGGCCAGCTCGATGGTGCGCGACTCCGCAGCGATTGCGCCGATGGTCATCACTCGGCGCATGGGCTGGCTGTAAAACTCTTTCGCGGCGGGCTTCATGTGTGCGCGAATTTTGCCAGCGGGCGGCGTGCTGTCTTCTGCGGGGAGTTCCGAGGAGGTTTAACCACGGAGGACACAGAGGCCACGGAGAGGAGCAGACGCAAAAAACCCGGCGTGGGTTTTGGCCCACGCCGGGAAACAACAAACCAACTATGAGAGTGCGGCGGCGAGTTGAGCGCCGGTGGTCGAGACCGTGCTTTGATTTTTTGCGCGTTCGCCTATCGAGCCGGTGATTGTCAGCTCGGTCGTCGGCTTGGCCCAGACTTCGGCGGCAATCTGGCTTGGCGTTGGCACGGTGGGTGCGTTGGTCAATGTTGTCACAACGGCCAGCGTGCCGGATGGAGCGAGGCGACTTGAAACGGTAGCGTCGAGATTTGCGAGCTTGGTGCTGTTGCTGTCCATTTCCTGCCGGATTTGGACGGCTGTCGGTCCGCTGGATGTGGTGAGCGTGCGCGCGACCGCGCTCCACACTGCTGTTGCCACATCGGCTCCGGTGAGGACTGCTGTGCCTGTGGTCGCATCTACAGGGACTCCCAGACTAACCGACCCTGCGGCTGGGACTGCGCAGGATCCGCTGAGAGCGCCGCTCGCGTAGCTTACGCCACTGCGCACATCGGTGGCGGCGGGCATTGCGGCGTTTTGCGTTGCGTCGATGAG